ACGGCGGACTCGGGCTCTGGCGGATCCGCTACGGACCCGGCCGAGTCGTCCGGAACGTCCGAGCCGAGCGGCTCGGCCGGGTCTCCCTCGTCCACCTCGGACAAGCCGAGCACGAGCGGCTGAGCCATGCCGTGGGCACCGAGCTACGCGACCGTCGACGAACTCACCGACTTTGTCCGCATCGATGATGCTGCCGACGACTCGGTGATCACGGCGGCGCTGGCCGGTGCCTCGCGGATGATCGATCACGCCTGCGACCCGCGGCCGGGGCACTGGCGGCAGTTCGGCCGGACCGACCAGCCGGACGCGCGCTACTTCACCCCGTCCCGGCGCGGCTACGACGTTCATGTCCGCGATCAGTGGGTGGTCCTGGTCGACGACATCGCCACCGAGGTCGGCCTCGTCGTCGCGGCCGACCTCTCCGGGGACGGGTCCTACGTCGAGATCACCGGGGTGATCCTGCTGCCGCGCAGCGCGGAGGGGCAGGCCCTGCCCTGGACCTCGGTGCTGTTCGCGGGCAGCTCGATGCCCTGCCCTCCGCTGATCGCCGAGTCGGTCAAGGTCACCGCCGAGTGGGGCTGGCCCGCCGTCCCGGTGGCGATCCACGAGGCGTGCATGATCCAAGCCTCGCGGCTGATCAGCCGTCGGGACGCGCCGTTCGGGGTGGCCGGGTCGCCCGAGGTCGGCTCCGAGGTGCGGTTGCTGGCCAAGCTCGACCCCGACGTCGAGAACCTCGTCCGCCCGTTCGTCCGCAAGATCGGGACGGTGCTGGCGTGAAACTGATCAAGATCATGGACGAGCTGGGCGCGGCCTGCGACACGATCAGCGGCCTGCGGGTCACCGCTTATCCGGAAGCTCGGGTGAATCCACCGCAGGCAATGGTCTCCTATCCGCGGCGCTATTCCTATGACGAGACGTACGGCAATGGATGCGAGGACGTCGAACTATCCGTGGTCGTATTCGTCGGCGGGCGGGATGCCGGATCGGTCCGCAATGCCCTCGGGCAGTACGTCGACGGGATCGGCGGGACCTCGATCAAGGAAGCCATTGAGAAGCACGTCACGAATGTGTGGGACATCGCACACGTGATCGATGCGGAGTTCATTATCGCCACCGTGGCCGGTGTCGAATACCAATCGGCAATGTTCCGGGTGCGTGTCCTCGGGAAGGGAACAGTTTAATGGGCGTCGTGCACGGTAAGGGTGTCGTCGTCTCGGTCGACGCCAAGGATCTCAGCGTTTATGGCACCTCGTGCGAATACGAACTCAAGGCCGATTCGCACGACGTCACCACGTTCGGGAACGACACCAAGGTATTCGCGGGTGGTCTCAAGGAATCCTCGATGAAGATCGAGGGCATCTATGACGACACCGATACCACCGGGCCCCGGGCGGTGCTCGAACCGCTGATCGGCACGATCGCGGAAATGATCTACAAGCCGGAGGGCGCGACCGGCGGGCCTACCCGCACGTTCGACGCGCTGTGCACCACCTACACCGAGACGGCACCGGTCGCGGACATGATCAAGTTTTCCGCGCAGTTCCAGGGCTCGGGCGCGGTGGCGGTGACGCCACCCCCTTAGCCCCCCGCGTTGACAGCCGGGCGTCAACGCCGAGCGAGACCGAACCGGACGAGCCGGAACCGGTCACCGACCCGGCCCCGCAGGAACAGGCACCGCAGGAGTCCCCGCCGGAACCGGCGGAGGGCAGCGAGACCAGCGAGATCACGACATCGGACACGTGAGGTGAGACGGCAGTGGATGACGAGATCGAGGGCACCGAGAGCAGCGGCGTCGCGACCATCGGCGAGATCGACCCGGGGCAGATCGTCGACAAGGCGGCGTTGCTGGCCCCCGGGGCAGGGTTCGGGCTCGTCGACTTCCCGGTTCCGGGGTTCGGCGTGATCAAGATCCGGGCCCTGTCCCGGGCGCAGGCCATGGCGGTCTATGGCCGGGACTTGGACGCGGCCGAAATGGAGCAGGTCGTCATTTCGCAGGCGTGCGTCGAGCCGACGTTTACCCGGAAAGAGGTCGCGCTCTGGCAGGACCGGTCACCCGCGGGCGGCCCATTGCTCGCCCTGGTCAACAAGGTCTTGGAGATCTCCGGCATGGAGGTCGGCGCCGGAAAGAATGCCTACAAGCGATTTCGAGGCGCGTCCTGATTATGAGTTCGCCTTTTTCCTGGCCGATCGACTCGGGATGACGGTCGACGAGCTGTCCGTGCGCATGACCTACCGGGAGTTTCTCGAATGGACGGTCTACCACGGGCGGCGCGGACAGGAGGCGCAACTCGCGCGCGGGGGGTGAGCCGGTAATGAGCCTCTACGCGGTACTCAATTGGTTCGACGTCCGGGCCCGGCTGCACTCGCTCGGGCCCAACGCCGAGCGCGAGCTAGGGCACGTCTGCAACGCGACGGCGGACAAGGTTGCATTTCGCACCCGGCTGGTCTTCCCGTACGGCCCGGCCCCGCGGCACGCCCGGAACTCGATCGAGTCGCACCACGCGCCCGGGATGCACGCCAGCGTGTCCGAGGGGTCGGTGACCTTCCCCTACGTCGGGTGGCTGGACTTCGGCGGCCGGGTCGGGCGGCGGCACGCGAACCACCGGTTATGGCTCACCGGCGGCCGGTACATGTTCCGGTCCTACCACTGGATCAAGCCGGGCATTGAGCCGGACATGCAAGACGGACTGCGGCGGGCCTGTCACGCCTCGGGGTTTGCGACACGGGGGTAACCGATGGCCATCGGTGGGCCCACCGTCACGCTGATCTTCAAAGGTGAGTCGTCGCTGCTCCGTAAGGAGATCGGCCACGTCGTCGAGATGATCGCGGGGGCCGGGGCGGCGGTCGGCGGGCTCGCGGCCATCGGCGCGGCGGCCTCGGTGGCGGTGGCCGGGATCGCGTTGATCCCGCTGGCCTTCCTCGGGATCGGCATCGCGGCGGCATGGGAGGCCGAACGCGTCCGCACGGCGTGGAAAACGCTCTGGGACGACATAAAGACGCAATCCATGAATATGGCGATGCCTATTCAGGATTCCTTGATCACCGTTGCGGACATGCTGCGGGCGGCGTTCGCCCGGCTGGCCCCGACGCTGGCCGCGGTGTTCCGGTACGTCGCCCCGTTCCTGATCATCCTGACCCAAGGCGTGATCGACTTCGTCGAGAACGCGATGCCCGGATTCCTCTACGCGCTGTCCCGGTCCGAGCCGATCATCCGGGCGCTGGCCCGCGGGCTCGGCACGCTCGGCGCCGGGCTCGGCGGATTCTTCGGGATGCTGGCCGAGGGCACCCCGGGCGCGGTGGTCGGGCTCGATGCGCTGTTCGACTTCACCGCGGATCTACTCGTGTGGCTCGGCGCCTTCGCCGGACGGCTGGCCAACGTGCTCGGCCCGGCGTTCGCGGCCCTGTACCCCTACATCGAGCGGATCATCGGCGCGCTCGGTGACAGCCTGTTGATCATCTTCCAGGACATCGTCCCGTCCGTGGTCGCGTTCGCTGCCGCGCTCGCGGACACCCTGTCCCCGACGATCACGGCACTCGCCCCGATGATCGCGGTACTGATCAACACCATCCTGCACGGGTTGGTCCCGCTGCTCTACGCACTGGCCCCTCAGATCGTCCAGGTGGCCCGCGCGCTGCTCGCCTTCCTGGTGCCCGCGATCGAGGCCAACGATGCCGCGCTGCTCGCCCTGGTGACCAAGGGCGGGCCGTTGCTGGTCGCCTTCCTCTACGCGCTGCCCGGCTACATCGAGATAGCCAAGGGGATACTCAACGATCTTGCGATGATCGTCCGGCGGGTGGTCATCCCGGCGCTGTCCGCGCTCTGGGACATCCTCGTTGATCTCGCCTCCCGGCTCGGCCCGTGGCTGTCCTCGATCGCGGCCACGATCGTCGGGGTCGTGGTGGTCGCCTGGCGGGCCCTGCTCGGCGTCTACGACGAGGTGGCGGAGTTCGTCACCGGGACGCTCATCCCGGCCCTGGAGCGGCTGTGGGGGCGCCTCGTCGACGGGGCGGCCCGGGTGGCGGAGTTCGTCACCGGCACGCTCATCCCGGTCCTGGCCGAGCTGTGGGACCGGGCCAGGGACGGGGCCCGTACGGCGGCCGAGGCGGTGATCGGCTGGGCGCAGACGATCTGGGCGTGGGCGGTGCCTGCCGCGCAGCGGCTCTGGGATCTCCTGGTCGGGCTGGCGCAGGCGGCCTGGGACTTCGCCCGGGGGGTCTACGAGGCGGCGGTGCCCGCGGTGCAGCGGCTCTGGGACACCCTGCGCGGCTGGGCCGCGGTGATCGGTCCCGAGATCATGCCGATGCTGGAGGCGTTCTGGACCAAGCTGACGAACACGGTCTCGGCCTTGATCCCGTACGTCGTCGAGATCGCCCGGATCCTCGCGGCCACCTTGATCCCGATGTTCCAGATCTGGGGCGCGGCCACCCTGGAGATCATCAAGATCCTCGGGGACGCGCTGCTCCCGACGCTGCGCGCGATCGGCACCTTCCTCGTCGATCTTTCCCGGCTGGCGGCGCCGATCGTCGTCGAGATCGCCCGGGTGATCGCGGCCAACCTGCTGCCGATCGTCCAGGCGCTCGCTCCGGTGATCTTGCAGCTCGTCGACATCTTGGGGCACGGGCTGGTCGAGGTGCTGCGGATCCTGCTGCCGCTGTTCGTCGAGTTCATTAACGTCGCGGGGCCGATCCTGGCCGAGCTGGCCCGGATCATCGTGGACGTCCTGACCTCGGCCCTGTCCATCCTCGGGCCGGTCGTGCTGGATACCGTGGCGGCCCTCGGCAACGCCCTACTGCCGGTGCTGCGCACGCTGGCCGGGGTGGCGGTCGAGCTGGCCGCGGTCTTGCTGCCGGTGCTGGCGGACATCGTCACCGCGCTGGCCACCGCGCTCGTGCCGATCATCCAGACGGCCGCACCGCTGATCGCGGAGCTGGCCCGGCAGCTCGGCCCGGTGCTCACCGAGGTACTGCGCGTGCTCGGCCCGGTGATCAACGAGGTGCTGCGGGTGCTCGGCCCGATCATCATCGAGATCGCCACGGCGCTCGGCGGCTTCCTGGTCGAGGCGATCCGGCTGGTCGGCCCGCTGCTCACCGACTTGATCAACCTGCTGGGCCCGGCGCTGCTCGACGCGGTCCGGGTCCTGCTGCCCCCGCTGACCGAGATGATCAGGCTGCTGATCGACTCGCTGGCGCCGATCCTGCCGCCGATCGTCGAGCTGTTCCGGGTCCTGGTGCCGATCGTCGCGAACATCGCTAGCGAGCTGATCCGGGCACTGACCCCGGCGCTGCACGCGCTGGTCGACGTGGCGGTCATGCTGGCCCCGTACCTCGGCGAGATCGCTCACGCGCTCGGTGACCTGCTCATCGCGGCGATCCAGGCGCTGGCCCCGATCCTGCCCCCGTTGATCAAGGCGTTCGGTGACCTGGTCGCGGGCATCGCGCCGTTCATCCCGCAGTTGATCACGATGGCCCAAGAGCTGCTGCCGCTGTTCTCCGAGGTGCTGCTGATCCTGATCAACGAGGGCCTGCTGCCGCTCATCCCGGTGATCCTCCAGATCGTCCGGGACGTGCTGCCGCTGCTGATCGAGATCTTCCGCGAGGTGCTCGTCCCGATGATCCGCGACGTCGTCGTGCCGATCATCCGGGAGCTGGCCGGGCCGGTGCTCGGGCTGCTGATCTCGGTGCTGCGCGACGTCCTGGTGCCGGTGCTCGAACGATGGGTGATCCCGGCGCTGCGGTGGCTGATCGAGATGTTCCGGGATCACGTGCTGCCGGTGCTGCGCGACGAGGTGGTCCCGTTCATCCGCGATCACGTCGTGCCGGTGCTGCGCGGCATCGCGGACGTCATGCAGTACGTCGTGCCCGCGGTCGAGAAGGCGTTCGGCCAGGTCCGCGACTGGATCGTCAACGCGGGCACGGTGATCATCGAGAAGTGGAACGCGGTACTGGAATGGTTCCGCGCGTTCGTCGGCAAGCTCTATGAGATCTTCGTCGAGCCGATCAAGCGCTTCTACGAGGCCGGGCAGAGCCTGATCCAGTCCTTCGCGGACGGGATCAACTCCAAGGCCACCGCGGCGCAGGACGCGGCCGGAAACGTGATGGGCGGGACGGCGGCGCTGTTCCCGCAGAGCCCGCCCGAGGAAGGGCCGTTCGCGGGCTCGGGCTGGACCTACTACAGCGGTCAGGAGTTGATCGCCCAGGGGATCAACGATGCGGCGCCCAAGCTCGCGGACCTGGCCCGGCAGGCGCTCGAAGGGGCCAAGATCGCGGTCTCCCAGGGGTTCGGCACCGGGCAGGGCGGCTCGATCAACGCCAGCTCGCCCGGGTTCGGCACGATGCAATTGCAGGTCGCGCCGGGCGTTGACAGCGCCCTGTCATCACTTCTGATGAACCTGGTGCGGGCCGGACAGTTGCAATTGCAGCGGGCGGTCTGATGGGGCTCTCGGTCAGCCACAAGGGCCATTTCGACGCACCGTCGGATACCTCGTCGGTGGTCACCTCCAGTTCGTTCACCGTCGCGCAATACGACATCCTCGCGGTGAGCGTGGGCGCCGAGTCCTACGAGAATCAGACGGGCGTCACGGTCGAGACGCTCGGCGTCTCGTGGGGGTTCACCGACCGGGCCGACCGGCACGCGTGGAACGCGACCGATCACGAGGGCGGCTACTCGGGCACGTTCGGGCTGCGGGTCGAGGCGCCGGGCTCGCACACGTTGCAGGTGCGGGCGACCACGACCGGCCGGGACGGCTGGCGGCGGCCGTCCATCGACGTGTGGGTGATCACCGGGGCCGACCGGTCGGACTGGTCGATCCGGGCCGAGGGCTACGGGCCGACCGTCGGCGGCCCGCTGAACCTGCTGTGGACCTCGTCGGACGACCCGGCCGGGGCCGGGCTGGACACCATCGCGGTGATCTCGTGCGTCGACGCGTACCACCGCGGCGCGCCGTACATGTCCGGGGACGGGATCATCCCGGGCAACGGCTATTCGCAGGCCCCGGGGTTCGGGGTGTCCGGGGCTCACACGGTGGCCCGCTGGAGTCCCCCGGCCGGGACGCGCATCGCGCAGGTGGCCGAGCCCGGCGGCTACGGCCTGTGGGCGACCACGATGATCGAGGTGCGGTGCGCGCCCACGGCGCCCGTGGTCGGCGCGGGCGATGATCGCAGCGTCGAGCGGACCAAGGGCCTTGTCCGCACGGCCACCGAGTCCAGTACCGGCGGCAGCACGATCACGGCCCGGCAGTGGCGGCTCATGTCCGGCCCGGCGGGCTCCGGCGCACCGGTGGACCTCCCGGCGTATCAGGGCGATCCCAAGCGGGTCCTACTACCGCGCGACGTCGCAGGGGCGCACGTCATCCGGTACACCGCGACCAACGCGATCGGGCCGGGCTACGACGAGGCAACGATCACGGTCACCCCGCTGCGCCCGACGGTGAACGCGGGCCCGGACGAGGCGCGGGCGATGGGCGTGGTCACCCGGACCGCCACCGAGCAGGAGGGCGACTCGCCGGTCACCGCGCGGTCGTGGAAGATCGACGCGGGGCCGACCAACGTCGGCGACACGATCGGCACCGCGGCGGCGCTGTCCTGGACCCCGCCGAGCCTCGGGCAATGGACGTTGCGCTACACCGCGACCAGCGCGGCGGGGGTGTCGGACCCGGACACCTGCGTGATCTCGATCGGGGTGACCGGGGTCTCGCTCAAGCTCGGCCGCAGCCCGGAACCCAAGATCGCGGTCTCGGCGGCGTTCGGCGGGAACCTCACCGACCCGTCCGGGGTGTCGTGGGCGTTCACCGAGATCACCCGCGACGTCCGGGCGGCCGAGGGGATCCACATCCGGCACGGCCGCAGCGACGAGGCGGCGGCGTCCCAACCGGCGCAGCTCCGGCTCACGCTGACCAACCGGGACGGCCGCTACTCGCTCGGCGGGCGCTCCCCGTGGTGGCCCAACGTCCGGCAGGGCACCCCGATCCGGGTCGAGTGCGATCTCGGCGACGGCGGCGGATTCAAGGTCATGTTCACCGGCGGGGCGGACGGCTGGACACCGAGCTACTCGACCCGGCCGAGCGTCATCGGCGGTGAGGTCGGGGACGCGACGGTGATCCTGTCCGCGTCCGGGGACCTGCGCCGGTTGCAGCAAGGTCAACCGCCGATCATCTCCCCGATGCGCCGGGGGATCATGGCCTCGCCCGGGGTGGTCACCTACTGGCCTTGCGAGGACGAGGAGAACTCCCGGTCGATCGCCCCGGCCCGGCCCGAGTGGTCCGCGATGGACTTCTCCGGACGGCTGCACGGGGGCAGTAACCCGAACCTCCCGGCGGCGACACCCAAGCTCGCGGCGTCCGACGTGTTCGACTCGTCGCTGCCGCTGCCGCAGGTCAATGACAGCGAGTGGTACGGCCGGGTGCCGGATCACACGGGCACCTCGACGATCCAGCTCCGGTTCCTGATCGACGTCCCGGCGCCGGGGGGCGGTAAGGGGCTCGCGGGCGACGGCGGTAGCGTCCTGATCGGACTGATCACCACCGGTAACCCGAACTTCTGGGAGCTGCGCTATTTCGAGGGCGGGACCATTCAGATCCGGGCCTGGCGCAACTTCACCGGCCCGCCGATCGACCAGTCCGTGACGTTCAATCTGGACGGCCGCCGCGGGCAGTTCGGCCTACAGCTCACGCAGAACGGCGGCGCGGTCGACTACTTCGCGGACTTCCTGGAGGTCGGTGCGGCGGGGGCCGGTACCTACTCGGGCTCGATCGCGTCCTCGACGCTGGGCCGGGCGCTGACCGTGCAGACGGCCACCGACGGCGGGCTCGTAGATCTCACCCTCGGGCACATCGTGGTGCGCAACGTGGCCCGGGTGCCGAGCGAGAACATCCGGATCTTGAATGCGTGGAACGGCGAGCAGGTGGGCGAGCGGCTGCTCCGGATCACTGCCGAGCACACGATCAATTACGTGCAGCTCGACGGGGCCGTACCGGTCGACTCGATCACCGACATCATGGGCCCGCAGCGGATCGGCACCGTGCTGGAGATCTTGCGCGAGTGCGAGGCGACCGATCAGGGGATCTTGTGGGACGGGCTGGGCCCGGGGCTGACCTATACGACCAAGCGCTACCGGGAGTCCCGGCCCCCGGCGCTGTCCCTCGACGCGGCGGCGGGCGGGGTGGGGCTGCCGTTCGGCCCGGTGCATGACGACGCGTACCGGTGCAACCGGGCGGCGGTCGAGCGCCGGGGCGGCTCTAACGCGATGTTCCTCGACCAGACCGGCCCGCTCGGGACGACCATCGTCGGCCGCTACGACGACTCGTTGACGGTGACCTGTCAACGGGACTCCGCGCTTCCGCAGTACGCGGGGTGGATGGTGGGGCAGGGCACGATCGAGGGCTATCGCTACCCGCGGCTCTCGCTGAATCTGCGGGCCCATCCCGAGCACCTCGACGAGTGGCTCACGATCCGGCCGGGCGACCGGGTGGACGTGGCCAACCTGTCCGCGGTGCACCCGTCGGCACCGGTCGAGCCGATCGCGCTGTCGGTCGAGGGCTACGAGCAGACGATCAAACCCACGTCCTGGGACGTGATCATGAATACCTCGCTGGCGCAACGATGGGGGGTGGCCCAGGTGGCGGCCGAGACGACCGGCGGGCCGGGCGACCCGCGGCCCGAGTACGTGGCCCGGGTGGACACCGACGCCTCGGTGATCGCGGCCCTGGCCCCGGTCGGGCAGACCAGCCTCACCGTCGACGTCACCGCGGGCCCGGCCTGGACCACCCGGGCCGACGACTTCCCGTTCTACCTCGACGTCGGTGCGGTCCGGGTGGCGGTCGTCGCGTGCACGGTGCCGGGCGTCGACGGCAACCCGAAACGGCAGACGTTCACGATCGAGCCGATGCCGGTGACCCGGCCCGCAGGGACCCGGGTGCAGCTCTGGCACCCCGCGGTCTACGCGCTGTAAGGAGATCACCATGCCGCTCTATGCCGCGGGCCAGAAGATCCGCGGGTCCGAGATCAACGCGCTCCCGCAGGCTTACCGGGTGTCGGCCCCGCAGATCTGCAACAACTCGGCGACCTTGCGCGACGTGGCCGGGCTGGCGTTTCAGGGCGAGATCAACGCGTGGTATCTGGTCGAGTGCTTCCTCGGTGCGCACGTGCACCCGACCGGCCGGATCAAGTTGCAGTGGGACGTCCCGGCCGGGGCGGAGGCGGGGCCGGGCGGGGCCTACACGGGCTCGATGTGGACCGTGCAGGGGATCCTCTCGACCGAGAACGCGGCGCAGGGCAAGCTCGACTCGACCTTGATCGCCAACGTCGAGCAGCCGCACGTCCGCTCGGGCGACATCGACGAGGCGCTCATGCTGGTGCCGATCGCGATGATCGTCATGGCGGGCACCCCGGGCACCTGCAAACTCCAGTTCGCGCAGAGCGTGGTTACGGTGCACGACACCGTGATCCGGGCCGGGTCCTGTATGCGCGTGAGCAGGCTGGCATGACGCTGCCGAGCACGGCCTACCGCGGGCACGCGGCGCCCACCTGGGACACCCGGACGCTGCAACAGGTGATCGACTACCTGGCGGCGCTCCCGGCCCCGGCGAACGGGTACCCGTCGACGTTTGCCGATGTCGAACTCCCGGGCGCGACCAACGCGCAGATACTCCCGTTCGCCACCGTGCAGAGGATCAACCTCAGTGGCGAGATCTCCGACCCGGGCGGCAATTTCAATCCCTCGTCGCACATCTACACCTGTCCGAGTACCGGGATCTACTTCTGCCACGGCGTTATCCGGCTCAATGACGCGACCGGGTCCGCGGCCGGGGGGCCGAACCTCGGGATGGGCATCCACACGGCCGAGGACGTGGCCGATACGTCGTTCCTCTGGCACAAGCTGCCGCAGACCAGTGCGGGCACCGCGCGGGCCGCGGTGGAATACACCCGGGTCGGCTCATTCGTCGGGGGCAGTCAACTCCGGCTCTACGCCTTCTGGGACTCGGGCAGCGGCGCGGGCTCGTGCGGGCTGTACTCGGCCCGCGCGCAGTTCTACCGGACCGCGTAGGCGGCCGGGGGGTGGGGCTACCGTCCCACGGGTGAGCACTGCGGAGGGGTTCCCGGACGAGGATGAGGGGTGCCCGCTCGGGCGCCCGTGCGGCGGCCGTGAGGGCTGGCGGGACGTGGCGGCGGCCGTCCTGGTGCACGCGGGGCTGTCGCTGGCGACCACCGACGGGCGCAACCGGATGCTGCACGTGCTCTCGGACGAGTGGCGGGCGGCGGTCGGCCGGGCGCTGTCGATGGCCCGGCACCCGGCGGGCTCGGCCCGCCCTGGCGCGCCGGTGCACCTGGCGGACCGGATGGACGCGGCGCGCCGGGAGCAGCGGCGGCGGCACTGACCGGGGCGGCCCTCTAAGATCCCCTCTTGCCCTCGTCGGGTGCGGGCGACGCGCGCCTCCCGTGCGCGCCGGAGGGAAGCGGTACCGGCGGGGGCCTGGGACTGCCTC